TTGCCTCTCTGCTACTGTCCCCTCAGATTGTAAAAATACATGAGCCTTGGCTTGTTTTATGGCTTCCTCAAGGTATTTAACCTGCCCTGATAGGTTTGCATGATCTTCGTCTGAAGAAGATAACATTTTTAGTGCAATTTCTACTCTGTTTTCGTTTAAGTTTTCAAGATTCATTTTTTTCCTTAAAATAATATTGTTTGCGTTGCGACTTTCCCACCAGAGTCATATTTCTTTGAGTCTCCTTTTGGATATGGTTCACTTTTGTATAAAAATTTAGATAAGAGAACCTTTTTATCGTTTTTAGTGCCATGAAAGTAAATGTACCTATGCTTACGACTTCTTTCTGTGTAATAAAAATCATCCCCATATTTTTCTTTTATTGTCTCCAAAGTCATCCCATCGCTAATTGTTTTACTATGTTTGTGTTCCATCCCTCGTATAGTCCAATCAGTTCTAATTGCTGATAAACCTGTATAAATAAAGTTAGTTGCTTGGTATACATACCCTATATGGCCTTTGTTTGTATCTGCATAAGAAACCACAATAGTGGGTTTAGGTAACAACTTTATGGAATTAGCCACTAAAAAACTAGCTTGGTTTTTATCATTATTTAACAAACAAACTCTGTTTAACTCAAGAACTTTAGCTGAATAGTCTTTGCCACATATACCCATGCACAAGGATGGACTAGCTGGTATTCCATAGGTTACAACTCCTATAAGTTCATCGCTTTCATATAAACCAAACGCAAACATAATCTGAGGTATACGCTTGGCATAATGCTTTTTGAGTAGCCATTCGTATGATTCTTCATTTTTAATAGGCAAAACTTTCATTAATTTTCCAAGTATTTAATTACTGGTTGATTAAAGTTTTCAATAAATTGCTGGCTTTTCATGTCAAACCACAATTTAATTGTGCCGTTCCAATCCCCATGCCGTTGTTTGCTTACAATCAATGCAGCATCAGGTACAGAATTGTCAACTATGCCATTTATCTCAGTTTCTCGTTCTTTTTTTATGTTTCTAGCAATAATCATTACATTGTCTACAAGATCAGATATTGAGCCTGAACCCTTTAAATCAAATTTATTAGCTGTTTCTGTCTCGTCATTGCCTTTTCTGACATGGTGAACCAAGAAAACATGGATATTCATTTCTTTAGCAACTTCACATAACTGGTTCATAAAGTCCTTTTGACCATCGTAATCAGTCTCTCCTCTTGTGCATTTAGTCAAAGAATCAATAATTACATGGCTAACTCCAAGTTCTAGTGCTGCATATCTGCAAAGACTAATGACTTGCCAGGACTCCAAACTACCAACATGGTTAAATAAATAGAACTGATCGAGTTTCCATTTCATAAAGTCGCTGATCTGCTCTTTGTTTGGTATGTAAACTCCTGTGGCCTGTTTAGTCATTCGTGCCAAGGTTGATACTGGAGGCATTTCTAAGGATGCCATTAAGATTTTAGAACCCTTATCCACGATGTCTAATGCTATTTGACCAAGGATTAATGATTTTCCATGACCATTAACTCCAGCTAAGACTGTGATTTCTTTTCTGCGAAATCCTATTTTTTGTTGTGCAGAGTAAAAAGGTAACTTATCCCCTAATATTCCGTTCTGTCGGTTTTTAAAGTATTCAACTAGTTCTGTCTCAAAGTCTGACTTCTCATTGACCATACTGCGAATCTGTGAATATTCAGCGTATTTGTCTAAATCAATGTCTATCAACATATATCTCATTCTCCGAATCTGTCGTTATAAGCGTTTTTATTCCTAGTGTCCTCAGATAGGTATACCAAGTAAAGAAAAACTCGTCTGAAGCGTTTTTAAAGTGAATTAACTGTACTACTTGGTCTTTAAGGAAAGCTAGATCATTTGGCTTTGGTCTGTTTTGTTCTGTAAAAATGGTATCTGTGTAATCCCAATGTTCTGATTTCTCTCCTACGAATACAAAAATACTAGAAATTTGTTTACCAGAATGTAACTTTTTGAATACTTGTTGTTCTCCTATCATGCTGTCCTCACAGGTGAAAATATATCGTTAAAAGGTTTTGCTACTATCTCATCTTCCCATCTTCTGTCTCTAATCCATCGTTCTGCATCTTTACGAAACTTTGACTCAGGTATTGCTGCAGCTTGTGCTTTTGCTTTTTCAGTAATTTTTTTAATTAATTCAGCACTAGGTTTTAATTTATTCCATTCCTTAAAAGCATTAACTTTACCTACTGGCTTTGAATACATTTTCCAAAACAACTCAAACTCTTGCGTATATGTATTTATATTCTCTTCTCTTCTCTTCTCTGGTAACGACTTCGTAACGATGGATGCGTTACTATTTGCGTTACTTTTATCGTTACTATTTCTATGCTTATCTTGACGATCCTTACCCAAAGCCCTTGATTTTGCTGACTTTCCGTTATGGTAGACAAAATTAGTCATTGTTAAGACACTTCCATTTTGTTCTAACCATCCCACAAATTGCATTTGTTCTGCAAAACCTGTAACGCAAGTGAGACGATCTAGGAACGAAAATGTAACGCTCTGTGCGTTACCATCAACTGTGTGTTTATCGAACCATGACCAGACTCTAATCAACTTACCAACAACAGCATCAGGATCAATATTTAACCTGTTTGCAATCGCAAGAACCTCTGGTTTATCTGGTGTATCAATCTGAAATTTAATCCAATCTCCAGCCATATCATTCTCCAAAAATGTCAGGTCTTAGAATTTCTTTTGTTAATCTACCCTGAGATAAATCATTAAGTTTCCGAAGATGTTTTAAGGGTATTTGCCCTCTCGCCATCCAGTTGTAAATTGCAGTATTTCTAACACCTAGCATCTTAGATAGTTCATCTAAAGTACCAAATTCTGCTTGCAATATATTCTTAATTTCTTCCATAAATCCTCCTTAATTTCAATCTTATCACAACTTTGTGAGAAATTGCAACAGAATTAAATAAAAATATTTTAATAAAGGTATTGACTTGTGATATTTGTGTGTTTATAGTTAAGTCATGCAGTAAATTTTATTAAATGAAACGAAAGGGAAATGAAGATGAATAAAGACTTAGTTATCAATCAAAAAGTTATAGCTGAACTTAAAGCAATGAAAGAAGTCGGCTTACGAGTTCCTAAAAAAGTATTTGCCTTTGCTGAGTCTGAAGATATGACTCAATATAACAATATGTCAATTAGCGAAATTGCTGACTTGATGGTTGAATTGGCTTAATCATGAAAGACTACATCTACGGCACTATCTTTACAGTTCTAATGAGCCTAACTTTGGCTCTTATCTACATATACAAAACAGGAGGTTTTTAATGAAGAACTTTGATTCTTGGTTATGCTACGACACAAAATATGATGAGGCAGAAGTTGCTGAAATGATGATTGAAGATCGTACTAACGAACTCATTAAAACTGATTACAACCCATCTAAATTGATTGCTGAGGCTGTTTCAGAACTTACAGTCAAAGAAAATTTAGAAATGGCTGAGTATGTAAAAGAAAACGATATGACTGGCTTAGGCAATTACATTTATCTAAAAGCCTACGACTTCGCTCATAAACTAGCTTCAAAACAAGCTGAACACGAATTTCAAAATGGAGATTTAGGATGAAAACTTTTAACGAATTACGACTTATCAATGTAAATGAATTTACAGAACGCAAAGGACAACTAACCTATTTAAGTTGGACTTATGGGCTTGACATCCTACTGCAAAATGATTCTACAGCTACTTGGAAGTTCCTAGAGCCTGTAGTCTATAACGATACCATGATGGTAAAGACTGAGGTTACTGCATTTGGCAAGACCTTAGAAATGCAATTACCTGTAATGGATAACCGAAATAACGCTGTTAAGTCACCAGATGCACGCAAAATTTCGGATTCACAAATGAGGTGCTTGGCTAAGAATATAGCTTGCTTCGGTATCGGTATGTATGTCTATGCCGGTAGTGATCTTCCAAGCGAGGCAATAGATGAGGAGACTCCTGATCTAACGGATTTGTGTACTAACTGGGTAGATATGATTGGTGAGTGCTTGGATATAGATACTTTGAAAGGTGCATACGGACAAGCGTATAAAGAGTTATCAAAGGATAAAGCTGCAATAGATCGGATTAGTCGTGCAAAAGATAAAAGAAAGGGAGAACTCGTATGAAAGCAAAAGCATTTCCAAATGATGGCTATAAATCAGATATTTTTGATGGAATGGATTTAAGAGATTACTTTGCAGCTAAAGCTATGCAAGCAATTATTTCTACTTCTGATAAACAAAGTATT